ATGTATACAATTAATATACGGGGTAAGATGAACCCCAAGGACCAGAAAATGGTCAAGCTGGAGCTGATTTTCTTCAAAACGGGCTATGCTCGCGTCCCAAAAGTTCTCAATATTACCGGCCTTTTAAAGAACTGGGATGCGAAATCTCAATGTTTCAAGACAGGAACGCCTGACGCAACGACCAAAAACAAGTTGTTATTTGACATTAAGACAAAGTATCTTCATGTCATCGACACATGGGAGAGTGAAGGCCGAAACTGGTCGCCCGTAGAAGTTTCTCATTACTTTGACGTCATCAAACAAAACAAGCCCGAGGTTAAAGTAAAGTCCGTGGTTCAGATGATTGATTCCCTGATTCTACGATTTAACGAAAAGAAGCGAATAAAAAACGGGCAAATAATAGATAGCAGTCCTAATGCACGAATCTACATGCAAATAAAGCGTTCACTGTCATCTTTCACCAAAGAAAAATACGATAGAGCTTTTTCATCCTATTACTTTATTGATATTACCGAACAATTTTTGCTGGATTATGCATTTTGGATCAAAGAAAGGGGCATAAAAAACGGCAATAAAGGCGGCCTTACAACCAAGCTTAGGAGATTAAGGGCCATATGTAATTATGCATATAAAGAAGGCATGTATGGTGTCAATATGGATGCGTTCCTTTGCCTGGGAGATGATATCAAATGGGATGAGACTACCTCAAAGGCTGTTTCGGATAAAGTCATTGAAAAGATTGCTAATATTGACCGAACTTTGTTCTCGCCGAAGGAACAATTACATCTTGATTTATTCTTATTCAGCTACTACACTGGCGGAATGGCAAACGTCGATGTGTGTAATTTGACATGGAATTTGGTTGAAGACGACCGCATTGTTTACGAACGTATCAAGTTCCCTAAAACGGCCAAGCCCATACTTATAACCAAAGCCAAGATGATCATGAATAAATATGTTGGGGCATGTTATGGGAACTATGTTTTTCCGGTCTTTACACATAAGCATACAACATCTTCAAAGAGACAAACACGAGTAAAGCAAATCTCTAAACTTGTATCCAGAACTTTGACGAAAGCATGTAAGATGCTCGGTATTACTGAAAATATTACATGGTATTCCGCTCGGGGCTCGTTTATCTCTAAAATGGTTGACAGCGGGAAACTTGCGGGAGTGGTTGCTGAGATGGCAGGAAACAGCCCGATGACAATATACAAGCATTATTATAAAAACACAAAACGAGATGAAATTAAACTGGAGATGGAAGCCATGTTCTGATTTTGCATTATATTTGCGAACGAATAATAAAGAAGCATAGAGATATGAACGAACTACTTCAAAAGATCCAGGAAGCGTTTGATGCCTTTGCAAAGGATGCCAAACTCCAGGAAGAAAACGGGAACAAGGCTGCGGGTACACGAGCCCGCAAAACATCATTATCTATTGAAAAGATGATGAAAGAGTTCCGTAAGACTTCCTTGGAAGCGTCCAAAAAATAATAGGAACAGACGTTTCAGGTAGCTTTTCGCTACCAAAATATGAGAAAGCGTTAGCTTTTGTTTTGCACCGAAATCTGGTAAATTTCTCTCATCCGCAAGACAAACAGTTTGCGCCCACATTTTGCGTGGGCTTAACTTGTTTGCGGATGGGTTTTACCAGAACCTCGGTGCTACGAGTTATGTCCCACGCTTTCTATTTTGGCATATAAAATGCTTGACGGGACTTCGAGCTACGATGATCCGTTATGGAAACGACTATATTGGATGAATTGCTGAAAATTCCAGCAGACGCAACCAGCGCAGTAGTAATGGGAGTAACCATGCAGGTGATTGACCCGGTGCAGGCTCAAAAGATGCTGGACACGGATCCTGAGGACAAACACGTCCACGAATGCGTTCTGGCAAACGGACGATTCTTGTTTGTTTGTGAAAACGGGATTTTAAGGTCCCTATATAAAGTATCAAGGGACCCTCGATAGTCCAGTCTTATTCAAATCATCTGACTTTTTCAGCAAAATCCTTGCTGGGTTTGAACGCGGGAATCGTGTGCTCCGGTACAATGATCGTCGTGTTCCGGGAGATATTGCGGGCAGTCTTGGCAGCCCTCTTTTTAAGAATAAAACTGCCGAATCCACGAAGAAAAACTTCCTCTCCCCCTATTAACGAAGACTTAATACCCTCCATCACGCCTTCGATCACCAGAGCTACAATGGCTCTTTCTATACCTGTTTGCTGCGATATTTCCCTTGTCAAATCTGCTTTCGTCATAGCGGTTCATATTATTTGTTATTGCCCGGAGGCAAAAATACAAATTTTATTCATTATCGATCGCCTCTTCAACCGTATTCCTGTCTAAACATTCACAGTTGAGACTTTCTATTCTTTTGATACAAGTAAAGTATCAAAATGAAGTTAGTTCTCAACAGAAAATTCAAAAGCACCTCCTACACAATTGGTGACTTATTCATCGACGGCAAGTTTTTTTGTAACACCATCGAGGATACCGTCCGTGAGCTACCGGCAACTTGTCCGGATACGACTCGCGGGCGCTCATGCACCTGCAAGGAGAAAGTGTATGCCCGAACAGCCATTCCTGCCGGTACATATAGGATAACTCTTGAGTATAGTCCCAAATACAAGCGGAAAATGCCTTACCTGCATGATGTTCCGCACTTTCTGGGCATCCTCATTCACTCCGGGAATACTGAAACCGATTCTGCGGGGTGCATCATAGTAGGAAAGAATACAGTCAAAGGGAAGGTCCTTGAGTCAAGGGTGACTTTTCAGAAGCTATACTCGCTTCTTGAAGGGCACGATGATATAACCATCCAGATCGTATAACGAGATGGCTGTTAACAGACTCAAGGCTCCCAGGAATGTCCGTATTGACTTTGCGCCATCTCCCCGACAATATGAGCTGTGGAAGTTGCTGCAGCCAAACTACTGCCCGCATTGTGGCGGTACCATAGAACAGGTGTTCATCGGTTATGACCAGCAGCAAAATCCGCAGTATAAGCCCCAATGTACCAAGTGTAAAACACAGAACTTGCCCCAGTTAATTCTGGGTGGCGGGGCGGCCGGCGGTGGAAAATCATACATCGGTAGCGTATGGCTTGTTTCATCGTGCATACGTTTCGATAACATTCGAGCGGTGGTTGGACGAAAGACCCTCAAGTCGCTAAAAGAATCGACATGGAACACCATTAAGGCCATATTGAAAGATTGGGGGTTGAAAGAGGATGTCAATTTTAAGATTAACAATCTCGAAGGTACATTGACATTCTGGAACGATTCGGTAATCATCATGAAAGAGATGGCCGATATTCCCAGCGACCCGAACTTTGAGCGCTTCGGCTCTTCGGAATATACCATTGCTTTGGTGGATGAGGTTTCCGAGATTTCCGAGAAAGCGGTGGAAGTCCTTTTTTCCCGATTGCGTTGGCGTATCCATGATACCTTCAAGACGCCGCGGATGTTGTTGACCACAAACCCGACCATTACATGGGTTCGTGCCCGCTTTGTTCAGGACGAGAATGGCGAAAGTGTGAAATGCCGTGAAGGGGAAGCGTATGTTCCGTTCAGCGTTTTTGACAATCCCAATATTGCTTTCAGGCAAGTATATGAAGCAGCCCTTAACAAGATTCGGGACCAGGCAACCAAAGAGCGATTGTTGTATGGTAACTGGGATTTCGTGGAAGCGAATGACATGGCGGTTTATGGAGGCTTTGACGGGGCACGCCATCTTGTAACCGGGTTGAAAGAGAAAGTTTATGATCCGACCCGCCCCATCATAACCGTATGGGACTTCAATGTGGCGCCACAGATGTCCGTGCTTTACGCTCAAATTGATTATGACAACAAGAAGGTATACATTCTTGAGGAAATACTCGGCAAGCCGGAAGACAAGGAAAACAACACCCCGGCTCTTGCCCGTAAGGTGAGAATGAAACTATACAGGGACAAGCATATCGGTGGCGTGGATGTGACTGGCGACCCGGCAGGTCTACAACGCTCAACGACCAATGAGGATGGCGTAAACAATTATACCATTATTGTAGACACTTTCGGCAAAGGGATACTGAGACCCAAAATCAAACTCCTGCGGAAGCAACCTCCGCAAGCCACGCGATGCGAGTTTGTCAATGAGGTTTTTAATGGATATGAAGGTTGGGAGATTCAAATTGACATCAAATGTCGACGTCTGACGCAGGACCTTATATACCAGTTGCGCAATGAGGACGGAACCAAAAGCAAGCATAAAGTAACTGACCCCAAAACAGGAGTCAAATACGAAAGATACGGACATCTCTCAGACTGTCTTGATTACCTGTTGTGCTTTTACCTGCGTGACAGTTGGTACAAATACAAAAATGGCGGTGACGGCAATGGCTATGTGGTATCTACCACTGTGATACAGGAAGGATTTTCATACTAATATAAGGACGACATGTACAGACGTTTTCTCAATAACAATGACTATCTGGGGATAATCACCCCGGAGGCTCTTTCCCAGCTGACAAGGGGGAACGAAGACCGTTTCATCCAGGCGGAAGAATCGGCCGAGATGAGCGTTGTGGAGTATCTGTCCGAGAACTATGAAGTAGAAAAGGAACTTGCCAAGGGTAAATATATTGCCGAATATGATCGGCGTATTACCTATCCCGTAGGTGTACACATCTATTTTGACGGACAGATTCATGAGGTAATCCGCTCCATCAGCGGATATCGCAAGCCGGCGACAGCCCAATACTGGGAAGAATATTCGGGAATAGACATGGACGCTTGTCAGGTTGCCTGTTATTCGCAGTTCAGCACCTATTATCCCGGAGACAAGGTGAATTACAATGACGTGATTTATGTCTGTCTCAAGGAGAACGGCTACAAATTCGATGATATTCGCATTCCGATGGTGAATGGCTGGCTGGAGGCTGAAATCGCACCGTGGAACCCGGTGGAATATCCCCTATGGAGTGTTGTGGAGTATGACAACGGATTTTTCACGCTGATGACACTGGATAACTTCGACAGTAACCTCGATCCGATGACGTCGGACTGCTGGGGCGCCATAGCTGATTATGATTCCGAGTACAATGCTTATGAGTTGTCTGAAAATGAATATGTGGTTTATAACGGACACGTTTTTTACCCGGAAACGGACGTAAACGCCGACATACCACAAGTCGGGCGGAACATTTCGCTGCACGATCCCCGCAACTACAACCTCAAGAAACACATGGTGCGGTTGGCACTGTACGAACTCACGAAACTCATTGCACCTAATAATGTCAGCGTAGTCCGTATGCGCGACTACGAGGATTCCATGAAATGGCTTAATGATGCGGCCAAGTTGCGTCTCAATCCGCAGATTCCACGAAAACTTGATGAGACGAAAAAGCCAGTCACCGACTGGCAACTGGCTACCTTCCAAACGGATTATGATCCGTACAGGAATCCTTGGATGGTATGAAGTTAATCAAATTAATTTCACATTGAATGATACTGTTTCAAAATGTAGATGTGGGGCTACAGATTTACCAGATTTGTCTTCTCAACAATAAAAGAGTAGGCTTTATGGGCTTGACAAAGAAACAGTTTTACGAGTTAATATGGTAAAAATGGTTATAGGACCTGTTGGAGATTTTATTGGAGAATATGATGTTTTCGAAGTGGTGGATATTTCTACGGAGATATTTCCTCAAAAACAAATGCAATGGTTTCTGTCCGGGGCGTAGTTGCGGCCATAGATGTATGCTGACGTCCCGGATTCTCGCGACTGCTACGAGAACTTTCATCCTCGAATACTGGCGATCCTATGCAATCAGGAGGATGAGTGCGAACGTCTAGCCGGAATGCTCTATACGAAAGGTCTCACGCAGGAGCAGTTCGGCGAGGTATCCAGGATCTCTATGGCGAGCACTTGAGCAAGACAAGCATCCCACCGCTTCATAACAACCTCTGCGAGGACGTCTCGTAATGACTCACTCAATCTCTGAAGATGTATTACATGTTCGCCTTCAAAGATTGCGAATACATGAAGATCCACCGCAAGTGGAGTGTGGAGACCGAAGCCTTTTCCGTAGAGCTGGATCTGTGAAGACAAGTGCCGTGAAATGTCGGGGGGGCTCCAACAAACACATGGGGAGCACCTTGGTCTGGAGTGAGATGCTCGCAGAACTGCACGAATGGTGCATGCGGGGAATCGGCTTGGTGTGTGCCAACGGGTTGAGGATCCAGCCTACAAAGCCAATTTCATCTATCTGAACTACGAAGCAAGGATTCAGTCGATAATCTGACCAACGAGTTGAATCGAATATTTATAGAAGGACTTTCGACGGGGTACACGCATAAGGAAGACCATATCCAACGAGAGCCGGTTCTGCGGCTGATGGGCAAAACAGCCATGAATAAGTAATCGAACCTGCGGCCATAATACATTGTCCCGTTTTTTTTAATAACATAACAAACAATAAAAAAGATATGCTATCTTTGCAAAAGATATCAAATGAGCACTAACATATAAGGGGCAACCCGCTGAACTGAACGTCGAACTCGCAATTCTCGTAATCTCTATCAGTCAGTCGGCTTGCGGTCCTCGGTATATACCTTGTGGTATAGCCGTGGACGCATGGACTGTGATTGATAGAGAGGCTATGCGAGGCCCGACGTTCAAGAATGGTACTTGCGTCCTTTTTTTATGAAATACAAAGCCATAATGAGAAATTGCTTATAACAATTGTGAACTTATATAGCCACATTTAAAACTTGTTGCAATAAAACTGGAGGAAGCCCAATCAAAAATGCCGTCGCTGGCACTTGTCAAATGTGCAGGACATTCAACCAGTTTACGTGGGTCCGTATCGAATGATACGGTCCCATTTTTGTTTCCGTCAATGTACCATGACAAAAAATAATGGCCATGAAAGCCAACTCAACTAGTGTCCTTCGGTAGGTTCATCATCCTTTTTGTATCTGGAAATATTCCGTGTATTTAATGTCCACGTATGGGTTGTCACTAGAGATGGACTGATGAATGGCCTTGACCCGTTTCCAGAACCACCACCCTTTGTATTCTACCCATATAGCCTGATTTAATGTTACGGGAACCCGGATTTGGCCCTTTAATCGGCTATCCTCAATCATTCCGGTAAGTTGGATGTGCGGGGTAATCATCTCCACTTTTTGACGGAGCAACGGAACGGTATCGCGTATAATGACGGTATCCTTTACGGCTGCATCGATTGGTCCACCTACCTCCAACTGATGTTTGGCGGCCGCTTCGAGATTCTTGATCTTCACCCCAAGTTTTTTTATGGTCTCGGCATCCTGTGCACGGAAGCGTTTGTACTCTTCCACCGTCAACCGTAACCCTTTGGTATCGACAGCGAGTGTTGTGGAATCGATACGCATACGGCGCACCTCAGACAGCAAAGCTGTATTGTTTGCCTGGTAGCGGTCTCTTTCGTTTGCCAGGTGTACGTTCCTGCGATATTGGATGTAGACGATGCCCGACAGCAGCAGTACAGCCACGAGCAGATACTTTGACAATACTTTACTCATAGACTACAGCATTTTCTGGAATGAACCATATAAACTCATCCAAATAAGCTTCTTCAAGGAGTACCATGCCGCCACGAGGACTGGTTTCCATAAAGGAAAGGTCTTCGACTACAAGCCCTTTGCGCCCGACAAGTTCGTCCAGATGCATTTGGGTCAATTCGTCAGAGGCGACAATGGTCACATAGGCATTCTTTATCATAACATCCGTCTCTCGTTTGTTCTCTTCAATGTTGTGACTGGCATTTGAGCAGTTCCCGTATATCCGCACGAATCTCGTGTAAATCATTCTGTACCGTGTTAAGCTGCATCATGGTCGCTTCAAATACCGACTTGTCGAGCTTCATGGCATTGATACGGTCATACTGATCTTTGATAGTCGCTTCCAATCCGGCACATTTGGTTTCCAGTTCCGCAATTTGAGCCGTGTTGTTGATGTGCTGAATATAGAGGGTCAGTGCAAATGTCAGTACCGCAACAATGATTTTGAAATACTTGAGTACGAATTCTTTCAGTTGTTCCATAATGGTAGTATTATTCGATTAGTATAGAGAACGCTTCCTTTATTGCCCTCAAGAGCAATTCTGCCGCTGCACTGTTCCAGAATCCATAAACGACAAGTGCGACCAGAATCACCAGATATACCCACCATGCCACCTCGTTTTTATCAATCTTCCCTTTCTTCATCTTGAGACGGGTTTGTTGGGACTATCACGTTGAATATCACGTTCCCGTCACCGCCCTCGATGCGCAGTCTGTTCTCCTCCTTGTGTTTGATGGGGAAAATATCCATCAGCGCTTTGGCGGCATTCACAGAAACGGCCCTGAGGGGAGCCGGAGAGAGAGGGACACCGAAGCGGTCTGTAAAGTCCGCCGTTGCCGTTTCGTCCATGACGGCTTTCAGCGTCTCGGTAACCTGAAGCTTCACGGCCATAGTTTCCATTTCGAACCGTTCCGACGAAAGCAGGCTTTTGATGTGTGCCAGCACATGAGGCTTGTTCATAAGGTAATTCGCCGCCGCATTGGGGTTTTTGGTATGTTTCTCTCCAAATACTTCGACATAACATTTCTTCGGGCGACCGGCAAACTCCAGTCCCCCGTTTACATACAGCTCGCAGAATTGAAGTTCCTCCTCAGAGAGCTGTTTAAGTTCCTTGCTTTCTTTTGTATTATTTGTTTCCGGCATAGTTGTTCTTTCTTTATTCAAGAATAGGTTCATTCTCTTTTCGGGGTTTTCAGAAATTCGGATTTCTCCTGTATCAACTGTTCCATCAGTGCCTCATAGAAGACCTGGGCCAGCGCATCAGCACAAGCCTCAGCATCAGCCAATGAATTGATAAGGCGCATGTTGAACTTGATTTCGAGATCATAGCCGCTAATAATTGCCATGAGCTCGTTCCCGTCATAGTTTACCGCGCCATAGGTCATTCTGTCGGCAGTCCTGAACGTAATGGTTTCAGGTATTTGTCCGTTTGCAGTTTTGTCTTCTTCTTTCATATACAATTGCTATATTTTGAAATATTTTCGTGTTTTTTCCTTTTCACGGGTAAGCGAATCTGTTCCTTCCGGGTTTCGCAATCTTGAAGTAAATACCCCCAGGATGTCAAGGGTTGCCGTTACATCTGCTGCAGCATCATGGGCATCATCCAGTTCTACGCCGACCCTCTCCGCCACTATTTCTAACTTGCAGGATGTTATTTCGGCATTCGACGCGAATGTCAGCCGGCTGATGAGAAGTGTGTCGATATAATGAGGCTGAAAGTTGCCGTAGTAGTCCTTGGTCCCGGAAAATACTTTTTCAAATTCCGCCACAAGCCCCGCATAGTTCATCAGTTGCTGCATGAACCCGATATCAAACGCGATGTTCTGGCCGATAAGAAACGGCTTGCATGGATGACCCTTCGAGAGAGTATTCCGTTTGGCGAAATCGATGACTGCCCCGGCAACGGCCTGTATGTCTACACCTTGGTTCCGGAGCGTCTCCATAGTGATGGCCGAATAGTCCAACGCATTCTGCTCGTATTTCATCGGTGTCTGTTCCTCCCGCGCCTGTTCGTGTCTTGTCCGCAAGACCTTTTTACGGGGGATGCCCGTATCTCTCCTGCAATATGGAGAAATGTATGCCTGATAACTGTCTATGGTCTGCCAGGTGTCCAGCCGGACAGCCTGCAACGCGATCTGCGTACAGGCACATTCCCGACAATCCAGCCCGCCGGTCTCAAAATCGAGACCGATACCGACGTATATTTTCTGTTCTGCTTTGGGTGCCATGATTATGGTAAAATAAACATTAAAGAATTTTTATAGGTCTGTAAAGCGTTACAGCCCGTGTAATTGCTGTAGCGGATAACAGCGGTCATAATAACCACCTTGTCTTTCATGGAGAGTATTTCCGCTTTATGGGCTGAATAGAAGTCATTCCAACAGACACATTCTACAAGCTGGTTGTTCTGCGCCAGTACAAGTTTGGCGAATCGTTTCCTTGAGCCCGTTTCTCGGTCATTGTAGCTGTGTTCCGACACGTCGGCTACGGTCGCGCAAACGGTGGCTCTTCGGCCGTCATTCTCGTCCTTGAGTATCTCTTCCAGGGATAAATAGCTCGCCTTTCCCTTGACCGCGGCGCGGGCCTCGGAATTGTCAAATATGCGTCGGTAATCGATGCTGCCGATACCCGAAACTTCGATCTGGAGTCTTGACCAGAAATAGTGTCTGTCACGCAAGGATTCCGGGAAGTCTTTCTCGGGGAGTTCGAATCCGAGCTCTTGCGCCGCCCGCTTCAGAACGGCATGACGTTCGGTTACCGCCTGAACATTTTCTATTCGGTCAAAACAGCCGGCAAGTATCATGTTCTTTACATGACGGGCATTGACGGGAACCTTGACCGCCTCGTCCGGGTTATCCGGGTCCTCCCAGTATTTGTATTTTTTGAGCTTGTACCGAAATATCCGGTGGATGAAGTTCTCGATACTAAGAAAAGCTCCTTTAGCCCGTTCTGTCACAATGTATTCAACGGTTTTAATTCCCACCTGTTTGATGCGTGTCAGGGACCAGTAAATTTCATCCGTGGTATAATCGGTGAAAAACTCCACTGTAGAGTGGTTGATGTCAGGAGGTACAATCTTGGCGCCCGAGCACCGTTCCATCTCTGACATGAGGGAAGGGATTTCCTTGTCATCGGCCCATTGCAGGGCGACCGTATAGAATGCCGAGGGGAAATTGGCTTTGAGCCATGCTCCGCAGAAGGCAGTCAAGGCGTATGCCGCTGCATGGCTCCGATTGAAGGAGTATTTCCCCGCCACTTCAATCTTATGCCAGATCTCTTCTGCTTCATAGTCGGGGCAGCCGTTACGGATGGCTCCTGCTATGAAATCGGCCTTTAAGGAGGCCATAAGGTCGGCTTTCTTTTTTCCGATGGCTTTGCGCAGGTAGTCTGTCTTTCCCAAGTCAAATCCTCCGAGGGTATGGGCCACGGACATGAACTGTTCCTGGTACACCATAATTCCGAATGTGTTCCTGGTCGCCTCATAGCAACCGAAATTGTATACCGGCTCTACTTCTCCGCGCCTGAAACGCACATAGTCATCCGTTGCGCCGATATCGAGTGTTGCCGGCCGGTACAAAGCATTGATGGCGATCAGGTCTTCGATACAGTCGGGCTGTACGTCCTGAATAAAACGGGTGATACCCGGTGAAGAGAACTGAAAAATGTTCTGCGTGTTCCCTTCCGACAGCAGCCGGTAAGTCTTCTCGTCATCCAGCATCTCGCCGGTAATCCTTTCTATGCTGAGCGACTGTCCGTAGTGCTCGTTGACCAGGCGAAGTACGGCACTGAGCTTGGCCAGTTCCTTGGTGGCAAGCACATCCTCCTTCAACAGGCCGATCTCATCCACGGAATAGCCGTCAAACTCGGAAACCAACACACCTTCCATTTTGCGGACAGGCAGGAAATCAAAACACTCGGCAGTTTGCCCATCTTTGGAGTCGGGCGTGACAATGATTGCCGAGGCGTGTATGGAAGCAGCCTTGGGTTGGCCGAGCACCATGCGCACGTCTTCGATAACCTGCGGGTAACGCTGGATAAAATCATAAAGCTTGCGGTTGGAGCGGGCAAGTTTGAAAAGTCCTGTCCAGTCCGTCGTATCGTCCAGCATTGCTGTAATGTAGTTGACTATATGGTGAGGTATTCTGTGCACCCTTGCCACATCTTTCAGGGCAGCCTTCAACTTCATGGTTGTGAACGTGCCCGCTGAGAAGACTCGCTGGCGGCCATTGACGTTATATCGTTCTTCAAGGTAATCCTTGATTTCCTGCCTGCGGTCCGAGGCGTAATCGACATCGATATCCGCCTTACGGGAGGGCGGAATGTCCGCCCTCCACAAGTCCCTTTCCTACGAACGAGTCCATCACTGTGATTGCATTGCCCGCTCTTTTAATTGTTACCTCTGTTATTTTCATATTATCGAATGTATTTCTTGTAGTTGATAATGTCAGAGACAGTCTGTCTGGACACACCATATTGTAGTGCCAGGCTCTCCTGGGAGATTCCTCCGGCGTGGTATGCAACCCGTATTGCTTCCGCCTCGGCATTGGTCAATTTTGCATTGGGGCTCTTCTCTCCATAATCCCATTTCAGATTGTTGGCGATGGCGTGCTCCATGTTCCGCTGATGCGTGCACATTTCCAGATTGTCTGCGGCATTGTTGTAGCGATTTCCGTCAAGGTGGTTGACTTCCAGTCTTGGATCCCAGTCCTCAAGGAAATATTCCGCGACCAATCTGTGAACGGTAAACTTGGTACCGACCCCTCCCTTGTAAAGCCTTACACAGTCGTAGAGTGAAGTGGTGCCGCACCAGTGGCATAAAATACGCTCGGGCTGCGTACACGTGATTCCGTCGTGCGAGACTTCGCGTTCGAGACTCTTGATACGACCCTTGTTGCTGATTTGATAATACCCTTCATAATTACGAATGTCCACCCATACTTCCTGGGTGCTGCTCATTTGTTATTCTGTTCAGTGCTGTCGTGTATATTTCCGGATCTATTTCAATTCCAACGAACCGCCGCCCGGTACATTCCCGTCCGTCGTTCACATAGAGTTCGCAAAATTGCATTACCTCATCAATAAGTGACTTCAGCTCCCTGCTTCCCTGTATATTATTCATATGTCACTACATATTCTCTTTTGTTAAAAAATAGGTAGAATTTCCGTGAAAGGTTTTACGAAATCGGTCTTTGCTTGAATCAATTGCCATGTAAAATTAGAAATTAGTGTATTCGTTAATATTATATTGTTGTTTGCACTTAAAACCTAATCCACTAATACTTGCAGTATAGATTTAAGCACATGAGGACTACTGAGAAAATGGGCACTCTTTTTCACGCAAACGGTATAGCCTGCCGTTCAAACCGAATTTTTTTTTGGGGGGGCATGCAACCGGTACGGACATGTCCTTGACCGTATAGTTCGCAGCTGGAGATTTTGAAAGTTTGAATGTAATTCTATATAATATGTCCATTATTGAGCGAATAGCCGGCTACGTTCTTTCCTCTGAACGAGTCACAACCGCCACGACGGATTGCTGTTGACACTGGATGCACTCTGTAGTCATCGCATCAATCTGAGATACTTCCCAGGACTATTTGACATAGCGGGCAAGCGACCATTTTTTTAGCATTCACAACATTTCCCAAAACTATGGGCGGGTTCGTCGATAAGCCCCCTTGTTACAATCCGTACCGTTCAAACGAATGTCGTGCAGTTCCTCGCTACGCGTGGTCTTTGCCTGCTGGATGCCGTGTGCCTGCCCCTTCGATATCTGTGGAAATCCATACTTTTCTAAGACCTGACGAATGATAATTGTCGGGCTAATGATGGTTGTGTTTTCCGTATGGCGGACAAAGCGAACGATTTCGGGGGGGGGCGTTTTTCATATTACAAAACACGACGTTCATTTGTGAGTTGATGTAGCGGTGTGTCAGATGCAGCAGTGCTGTCGAACCTTTGCCCCGGAGCAGGAAACAAATGTTGCTTTACCCGCTTGGGATATGAATGCCTTAATTGCGCCGAGCAAGTGGTCGATCTTCTGCATGAGTGTCCATTTTGGACACTGGGCACGTCCTTATAATTCATTTCCGATTTTGGCGAAGGATTAGATACTGAGAGGAACGAGTGTTTTTATGTAAAAGTTCAATTGACGTAATAGGAAATTAGTTGATTTTGTGAAATTTTTATATATTTGTGAATAGCTTGGAATCAAACTTTGAACGATATGAATGATTCTATTTTCAACAATGCATTGGATGCGTTCAATGAATATTAATATATGTACGCCTAAGGCAGCGAACTATTCGATCTGCCAACGAAAGAGTTTTCTACGATGGATGAACACTATGTCTATCTGGCAAATAGAGTGAATAGCGTCGGCAGAAATGAAATAGCTACAAGAAAATTTATTGTTGAAAGTGAATCTATTAGAATTTTATAACCTTCTGGTGTTTATAGAAACTAATGCATATTTAATTGGTTGTTAATACGTTGTCTTTAAGACAAATGATGCATTATTCACAATTATGCTAATTCTTTATAATTATTTCGTATCTTGCAAAATATTAGTAAATATATCACGGGAGGTTTCATTGCTAATAAGTTTCCAGGATGAAATTGGGTTTGTTTTGAAAAAAATGTATATTTATAAAAAATAATATTAACCAAACTTAAAAACTATGGGGATGAAATTGACATTAAAAGAATTAGAATTGGCCATTCCAACCATTGATCTTCTGGAATCTCGAAAAATTGTCGGTGGATATAACGAAGATCAAAATATAGCTTTTGAGGTAAATGGAGATGATGTCGTTGTAATCGCAAGCCCAGAGCCGGATCGTGGATATGATCCGCGTGAGAATGATCCGCTGGAACAAGAGGAACATGAAATGTATCAAGGTGAAGATGGGCGTGATAATGAAATAAACACAGGAGAGCAGAATAACAACGACAGTACAAATGAACTGACAGTGCAAGTGCCAGATGGGTGGTGTGTATTAGGCTCTATTGCAGCGGCAATTCAAGCAGCCAGAGGGTGTTCTGCTGCTGCTGCAATTAAGGCTGCCGATGATGCATTTGATAAATGCGGAATAAACCCAAACCCCACCCCGGGCTCTTTAGGAATTTCTTCGCCTTCTGGCCAAGAAATGGCAAATCTCCTTGAGGCTGCTGGATTTGTCGTGACATTTGGAGTTGACGACAGCACTACAACATCACAGAATATTTCAAATCACTTTGATAACGGAGGGGCTGGTCTAGGTTATATTAGCAACGAGGGGGTTGGTCATATGGTATATCTTGAAGACTATGATTTAGAGACAAAGACATATGATTATTATGATCCTGTTTTAGGTACACATGATACTATTGGAGTACATGATTGTCAGATTATTCTATTCAAATAAGGTGAGATAATGAATGAAAATTACAAATTAATTAGATTATGAACGCTAAAAGATTATTTATTATAGCTATATTTTCCCTAATTCCCATCTGTTTGTTTTCTCAAACAACTGTTGCTCCTGATGGGAAAAAGGTGCCTATTGTGGTTTACTCTCCATTTAATTTTCATGGGCACCTTATGGATGCACTTCAGTGCACTCCAGCGCAGGATTATTATGTAGTGACAGAGGATAAAGCTTATCTTTATGATAATCGTATTGGACCGGGATACTATCAAGGAGAATATAGTGACAGGCAATTAAGAGAGACTAAGATATTAAATATCTCGAATTTCAAGAATACGATTCTATCTAATGATAGTTGCTTTTTCTTTTCTCCGACTCCAAGTCGAAAATACAACAATGACTATTTAGGTATTAAACGAGGAGAGGATCTTTCGTTTATAGATATTAATGGGGTCGAGTATGCATCGTTAGAGGAATTATTAACGAAGATATATAACGCTAAATCTCTGGATGTTTTTTTTGATGCATATTTATCTGAGGTCAAAAATGCTTTATATCGAAGAGGAACCTATAATATGCTATATCTAATACGTGACGAAAATCAAGCCAAATCAATATTGAAGGACAACTATGATTTTATTTATTTCTACAATCATAATGTTGATTTAGCCATAGAGAATTTTGTTGATTATTTAAACGCTATAATTACTGATGAAGCTGTCAATAAAAAACTAAAAGGAGAGTTGAAAGTTTTTTTTGATGAACAGCCTAAATTACAGTCATTTAATAAAGCGTTTAGAGACTATATCAACAATAATGATGAAGATCGTATATATTTGATGCTTGTGGATATTTCTCCTATCTTGAAAAGTAATTTAACAAGTCAAGAGTATGAAAGTTTTTATAAAAAACAGCTTATAGATAAGAACAAAACTATTGCGGCTTATAATTATCTGGCAAAAAAATATCATAAAGAAATCTATCAGGATCGTATTCCAGGCTGGGATCCAAACTACACTATAATTGTCGATTACCTAACAAAAAATGTATTGTTTTCCATAGAATAGGTACTAGGCCATATGAATTAAAAATAAATGCTCTCGCTGCGTTAGGTAAATAAGCATTTTAATACTATGTATCGAATGAAGTAAATGGTATGAAAAGGACGTTAAAGGAGTTGGAGTTAAACATCCCAACAATTTCCCTCTTGGAAACTCGGAAAATTACAGGTGGTTATGACGGGGGGCACGGAGATTCAATATATCCCGATGATGGCTGGTGGCATGGCTCTCCAGGAGAAGAGAATAATCCGTATGAAATTCCTGATGTAGTAGTAGTAGCTCCAGAATTGCCTGAGTATGGATATGACCCGCACGAAAATGACCCTCAAGAACGAGAAGATCCCGATATGGATCGTCATGACGACTCCGATCAAGGGAAAGATGACGGAGGAGACGGTCGAGACGACGGCGGCTACGATGTCAAAGCTGCAACTGATTATCTAAGGGCGCATGCTCATAGCACATCTCAAGGACAGTGTGCGAGGGCTGTAAGAGAGGCCCTTGAAGCGGGAGGTTTATGTACTGACGGGCGACCTGGTTCAGCAAAGGATTACGATTCTTTCCTCCCGTCTCTTGGCTTTTATGAAGTCGATCCGAATAACTACATACCACAAGCTGGAGATATTGTCGTACATGAGGCAAAAGAGGGCCATGAACATGGACATATAGCTATGTATGATGGCTCCGATTGGATATCCGACTTCATCCAACGCGATATGTTTGGAGGAAGTGCATATAGAAATGATCCTGATTACTCTATTTGGAGACGCTAAAAAATAATATTATGAAAAGATTTTTATTATCGCTGCTACTTATTTTATGTTTTAATACAGTTTGTCGAGGTGATTGCAGAGAGCAAATTAAAACATTTTATACAGCATATTTAGAGAATATTTTGCATGATAATTCGCGAAATGAAGAATTATGCAGATCCTATTTAACGGAAGAGTTATTAGAAAAAGTCGATAGACTTATAAATGCGACTAACGTTGATCCATTAATTCGAGCCCAAGACGCGAGTTTGGATGCGATTGAAACTCTAAATATTGAACCATTAATTAAGAATTGGTATATGGTTCGCTATTATTGGGACAAAAAAGATAGCACAACGATAAAAGAAATTCCCATTAAGGCTCAGAGTATTAATGGAAAATGTTTGATTACTTATATTACTCCCATATGGAGTGGATCTCATTATGGTGATGACCTTATATCATGTAAATCCAAAAATTCGCTTCATATTAATCAAGAAACAGCACAAGCATTTTTAGAGAGTTTCTATAAGCTATATATTGCGGAATATTCTGAGATGTCAAAAGATTTGAGTTCAAAATTGGCATTACTACGAAATCGACATCTGTCAGAAAACGCTCTAGTTCAATATAAGAATGCTGAATTCGAGAATTCGATGGATGGGTATCGAGGCTATGACCTATTAATTGATAATTATGATTTCGACAGGGTATGGTCTGAGAGTTTAAAATTCAAACAATTGAATGATAATGATTGTCTTGTTTCTTATAAGGTAAATGGAAAAATTTACAAAATAGTTATTTCCATAAAAAAGAATGGTAATGAATATATTGTTAATGAAATTAAAGTTATAAAGTAATAAATATATCTTAAATTTTAGGTGTTGTCTCAATCATATTGCTAACTCATATGGCATCTTTCCAGGCGACATAATACGCGCATTGTATCTGGAAAATATACAACAGTAATTTTGTGATGTATAACAAACGCTTGTGGGTTATTGATTTTAATAGCACACAAGCGTTTATAATATAAAACAATTCGTGTCGTAGGTATGAATTTTATTCCGGAAATAGAACGCCTCTTATCGGGAGAGAGGAATAAATTTTCAGAATTATTTGGATTGGTTGATGGGCTAATGTTAACAGGTAGTTATGCTACAAAATCGTCCACAAGGAATTCTGATATTGATATTATTGTTCTATCTCGGAATGTGAATTATCTTTATACAGAATCTGTATGTTATGGAGAAAAGTATGTGCAATTAATATTTTTCCCGTACTATAAATTTCAAGACATTATTATCCAAGACATAAATCGAGGTAAGGGAGTTTATGTTTCGATGATTCGCAATGGGATAATTTTTAAAGATATAGCATCTAAAATACTAACTAAAACTAAAAGATTTGTCTTGAATACCGTTGATGAAATTAGGTGTGAACAGTTAGATTACGGACTCATTCACAAGATAACATCTGGTGTGGATGTGATAAAAAATAGTTCGTCTCTAACTGAAAAAATATATTGTGCATCTGAATTACTACTGGATATTTCGCGTTTAATAACCTGTAAATATGTAGCAGATGCGAAGCACCTTTCTCGCATAATTACTTCGCAATTTCCCGATTTGGCAATTTTCAATTCATATCAACAGTTTATAAAAACAAATGATCCTTCAATTTACATACAGGATATTGAAGAGATATTGATGAATTTTGGGGGCCCTCAATATACATGGACGAGTTCATGGGTTTTTACATATCCTCATGATCATCATATTATGGTCTTTTTCCCGATGCAACGTGGAAATGATATGCATTTCAGTAAGTATTTAGAAGATATTTCTGTAATTGCTAACGATTGCCATATTTACGGGTTCTATATTGGCAAGAATCAAAATATGGAAGAAGGCTATTATCTATTTATCTATACTGATGAGGTGCCGATTGAAAGAATATATAGGAAAATTGAAAATTTTATAAAAATAATATTAAGTGGGTTGCATAGAACCGTCCAAATTTCCTTTCCTTATAAAACGCTATTCTATAAAGGTTTGCAGTTCGGAGGAATTGCATTATTTAAGCGCATGTTACCATATTTTACGCAAATCTGGCGGCTGTTTCTTCAGTTATACGCTAAGCTTCCAGATGGAACACAGAAAAATTATTCGCGTATAATTGCTACCTATTATTTTTATCAACTTTATGATGCGTCTGACATCCTACAAAGTGGGGTTTCGAATTTTTTTAAAAATATGTATGATAACCTTGTCCTTGAAGCAGTGGATCCTAATGGATTATATAATGCCGTTCAAATGGAGTGTATGAAAGAAAAAACCTTGGATAGATACCAATACGCATACCAGCAACATAGCACTACTTATAAGGAAATCATAGCATCTTTCAACAATGATTCTCAACGTATACTACATGATTTTAAGCTTATTTTTCGTGAAATATTGGACCTGCTTCGCAATACTTCTGATGATGAAATACTATACCCTGATATATACCCAATAAATAATAAAAAAGAGATACTAACCCTTAATATCAGCCTACATATAATGTCGATTTTTCAACTTTCGCCCCAAGAACAGTTCGGAATTATATTTAATCTCTTACAATATAAGAATCATGATATTTAAAAAATCGTTTCCTCATTATATTCAACTTGAACAAAGGGATTGTGGCGCTACATGTCTACAAATGCTTTGTAAGTACTATGGATGTTATTTTGAGATAGATTATTTAAGGCAACTTACGGGAACACGCAAGGAAGGAATTACAGCCTATGATTTCATCAAAGCTGCCGAGCAGGTGGGGCTTCGTTGTCTTGCATTTAGAGTTTCATATAGGAAGTTTCGAGATGAAGTGCCTTTGCCATGTGTTGTACATTGGCGTGGACATCACTATATTGTGGTCTATAAGATAACAAAGTCACATATTTATGTATCGGACCCAGCTGTTGGTCCGATAAAATATACTCTTAAAGAATTTGCCGAAGGATGGTTGAGCCATTCTACTGCCAATTCAAAAGGGACTCGGGGTGTATGCTTAGTAGCCGAACCTACTTCACTTTTTAAAAAAGAAGAAAGTCAGACACATAGAGCTAATTACATAGAAGCATTGAATTTTATATGGGGTTATGTGAGACCATATAAAAAAAATGTCACTCAGATTTTAATCATTTTAGGGGTTATAACACTGGTAAATGCCCTTTTCCCTGTAATCACTCAGTCTATAATTGATGTAGGTATTCCAACGCAAGATTATAATTTTATAACCTTAATGCTTGTATCTACTTTGACCTTAGGATTGAGCATAGTGATAGGAGAATGGATCAAACAATCTATAAATTTACACTTTTCTGCAAGAATTAAAGTTAGTATGATTTCAGATTATTTAGTCCGATTGTTTAAATTACCCTTACCCTTTTTTGAATCGAGAATAATGGGCGATTTATTACAACGCACTTATGATTTTGATAGAATAGATAGCATGATTATGGGTGCCGGATTTAATGCTATCCTTGGAGGGTTCTCTTTGGTGGTATTCGGTACTGTTCTGTTTATTTATAACTCGACTTTATTTTGGATATATATAATTATTAGCATCCTATATGTGGCATGGGTGTTATTTTTTTGGTCTATTAGAAAAAAAATGGATATCCGATATTTTTCTTATTTAGCTTCTAATCAAACTCATTGGATTGAGTTGCTCTCAAAGATATCAGATATTAAAAATTATAATTATGGTCAATATAAGCGATGGCAGTGGGAAAAAGTTCAGGTCGGTCTTTATAAAACCAGGATAAAGTTACTTCACGTTGATCAGATTCAAAATGTAGGCAGTACTTTGATGACCACTATTAAGGATGCATTATTGATCTTTATTGCTGCAAAAGCTGTTATTGTGGGAGAAATGACTATAGGAATGCTCATTGCTGTTCAATATATACTTGGACAGCTTAAGATGCCAATGGAAAGTCTGGTAAACTTTATTGTATCAAGTCAGCTATGTTACATTAGTTATATGCGAGTTACTGACATCAATAAAGTTAAAACAGAAAACTTGCTTCATACTGAAAACGAAAGATTGCTGGACTTTTCACAATCCCTTTCAATACGTAATCTATACTTTAAATATTCTGTAAATGATGATTATGTTTTAAGAAACATATCATTCACTATCCCCAGAGGTAAAACGGTTGCTTTGGTTGGAGAGAGTGGTTCTGGTAAATCAACAATAATTAAACTTCTCGCTCAGTTGTATTTGCCGAATCCTGGCGAGATTTGTCTTGGCAATATTAATTTAGCGACTATATCTTCAGAGACATGGAGGGCGCATTGTGGTGTAATTACTCAAGAGAGCGCTCTTCTTAAAGATACCATAAGTAATAATATAGTCTTTGGGAGAGAATATGATAGAGATAAATTACTAAAAGCAGTCTCAATAGCTAATATCCGAAAAGAAATCGAAACGATGACTAAAGGTTATGATACGATGATTGGTGAAAATGGACGTGGAGTCAGTGAGGGGCAGAAACAACGAATTCTATTTGCAAGAGCGATTTATAATGACCCAAAATATATTTTTCTGGATGAGCTGACTAGTACTCTTGATTCCCGAAATGAATGTAATATAATCGCCTCAATTCGTGGGCATTTTAAAGAACAAACCGTTGTAATTGCAGCTCATCGCTTGGCTACCGTTATTGATGCAGATTTGATAATTGTTCTAAAAAATGGAATGATTGCCGAGATAGGTACTCATAAACAACTTCTGGAAAATGGGCGGGAATATCCAAGCTTATTTCAGAACCAGATTACAGGATTTGTTGCATAATTACAATCCAATTCTTGCTAAATGGAACCTAGAGAAAAATTTTCGCCCGAATTTAAAGAAATTGTAGAACGTATTCCGGATAATTATAGCACACTGCTTGTATGGGGCTTATTGTTTTTTGTTGGCTTACTGATCTTACTAAGTATTATAATTAAAGTCCCAGATAGAGTAACAGCTGAAGTGCGGGTAACTTCAACGTGTCCGCCTATTACACTTCGTGCGCAAAAACAAGGTAAAATAAGATTGTTGAAAAAGAATCTGCCCTGTCAATGTAAGGCCGGAGAATACATTGCCATTTTGGAAAATCCAGCTAATACAGAGCATATATTGCTTTTAAAAAAGCTGCTATATAATAAAGACATCTTTACAGATTCATTACCATTATCCACACTGGATGATAGTCTTTTATTCCTGGGAGAGGTAGAGACAGCTTACTACCAATATCGACAACAACGTCAGAATTACACCAACTTAATTAATGACAGCAAATATAAATATGAGATTCTCCTTTATGATCAAAAGATTATTAATGATTCCGTACATTTACTAAATCTTAAAAAGGGATTGGTCAATAACATCAAGCAATTCAATGTGAGAAAGAAACAATATGTTACTGATTCTATTTTATTTACTCAAAATGCTATTCTTGAATCGGAATATAACCAGTCATATTTAAATTATCTGAATATAGAACGTCAGATTATTTCGTCCAAAACTGAAATCTTTTCCAAAGAGCAAGCAATTATTGATACCAAATTGCGCAGAGTAAGTTTAATCCGTGAATATAATCAACAAGTGAATTCATCAGCTTTGTTGTTGCAAGAGTCTTTTCATAATTTAATAACACAAATTAAGGCTTGGGAAAACTCCTATGTATTCATGTCTACCAAAGATGGTGTGGTAGATTTTGCAAGTCTTATAACGGATGCTTCTTTTATAGCTGTCGGTGAACCTGTTTTCGACATTGTTTTTAATGACTATAAATTTTTTGGGGTAGCAATCTTACCATCCTTAGGGGCTGGTAGTGTTATGAGGGGCCAGGAGGCAAATTTGAAAATGGATTTATATCCTTATCAAGAATATGGTGTACTGAAAGGTGTTGTAAGTAATATTTCTTTAAGTTCTGTTGATAAAGGATATTTAATTTATTTCGACCTCCCAAAAGGATTAACCAGTTCCGCAGGTTATGATTTTGCATTTGCCGAAACAATGTATGGACAGGCTGAAATTATTACAAAAGACAAGCGCTTAATATCCAGAATTTTTAATCAAATATACAAGCTGCTTAATCCATCCAAACCTCGGATTGAAACAGTTCAGAAGGTGGATGTACAAAATGAAGAACCGAAAAAGTCAATAATATTATAATTTATGAATTTAAATCAGATAGCTGGAGCTGTGGAGTATTGTAAAAGACATGAGTTTTTTCAGGCTTCATCGGTTTTTATTTCTCAAATAGAAAATATTGATAGCCGAGTCACGACATTATGTTTAATATACAAAGACAATACAGCTCAAATAAAATTTAATCCAACTGGAAAGTGTGATTATAACTTTAGAGTATTCTCTCTCCAGGATCTTTTCGCTATGTTTTTACGGAGAGATCAAGAAATTGTGTCGATATTTTCTCAATCAATTCTATTGTTGGACAAAGCAAAAATAGCATCTCATTTATATTCGTCGTTGATTCCCATTAAAATATATAATCAATACTTTATGAGTGAAGAAATTTTCAAATTCAAGTCAAAAAGGGGATGTAGCAAGTCATTATCTATGCTTTTTTGCGACATTGGCGATAGTGGTAATTTTATAATAAAGACATTCATTCCTCTTTGTAATATGTTCAAAAATCAATTGAAAAATTGTCGCCTTTGTATAACTTGGAAATCCGGTTGCTATATTTCGGGTAAAGCTGCCAAAGTTACAATCTTTTCTGATAATAATTTTGAAGAAGATGACATTGTTTCACTACAAAAATATTTATATGGGAATGTAAGTGAATTGCAGTTAGCCAGGATTTATATCCCATATAAAGAGCACAATGTATTTTGGGAGAAAATGCCCTTAAATATCTATGATAAAACTAATGATATCCTTTGTGATCTGACGGATGAATTGCTATTGAAGTTTACCAATTCGACATTAAACGAAAATGAAATAATCACTAATGTGATTTATTATTACATAGTTGCAGCCAAAGCTTTTTTTTTATCGAGGACCGAATTCAATACTGCAAATAAATGTATTTTAGATACATTTTTGGAAGATAGTATTTCATCATTCACAAAATCTATTTTAGATCATCAAATCTTATCTAATGCACGTGATAAGATATTGCGTGAGTTTAAACGTCAATCTGATAAAATCAGAGCTGATTTATTGGGTAATTATATTGAGTTACTCGATGGTTGGGATAAGGTATCAAATCTTGACGCTTTTTCGATTAGCCTTCAAGTATTAAGTGATATACGCAACGAATTTAACAAAATGGAAAAGAAAGACGAGGAATATGCAACTAAATATTTTATTGAATTTTGTAGGTTGATGTTCCAATGTTGGGATATTCCCAGCTATTATAGAGCTTATGTCCCATTTTGTATAAAATATATTGCAAGCTATGAAATTTGATTTGAAATTACTTGAAAAATATGTGGATGAAACAACCATGTGTTGTGAAAAACATCCTGGTGGGGAACTAAATTTGTATGGATATTATTCTGATCATATCACAAAACAACCAACTGTATGGGACGAAGTTAGTAAACATTGCCGAGGGTTGATTCTTGACTCGGAAGGTAATATTATTGAACGCCCATTCCCAAAATTTTGGACTTTTCGACAATATATATCAAAGTCTATGGTGCTTTTGAGTGAGGGGCGGATATTTAGGATTCCACCAGGCAGATTCCGAATTCTTGAAAAGATTGACGGAACAATGGTAACTCTATATTGGATAAATAACAAGCCATATTTGGCTACTCAACGTTCATTTACCAATATTAAGGCAATAGAGGCTACAAAATTATTATACGAAAAATATTCACATCTGTTTTCCAAATTCAATAAGCGTTATACTTATATATTTGAAGCAGTCTATCCTGAAACTAAAGTATTGATAGATTATGGGGATACGCGAGAACTTTACCTGATTGGAGTAATTGATAAATTAACTGGCGTCCCATTGGAATTGCCTGATATAGGATTCCCCTTATGCCATGATTTTACGAGTGAATATGGGCATATAACAGATTTTAATGAGTTGGAAGGAATAAATCTTCCTAACCACGAAGGGTTTGTAATTTACTTTCAGAATGGGGAAATGATGAAATTAAAATTTCCATGGTATCAAGCTGCACATAAACTATTGGACTTCTTTTTACATAAAGATAAATTATCCTACTCATACTATAGGGAATTATCTGCAATAAAAAAAATTGAGTGGAAGATAATCACTAGACAGGATGTAGAAAATACGCTTAGTAGAGGCGATGATCATTTGTACTCACTGCGAGAGATTGTGCCTGATTTTTATTTTCTTATGGGATATGATTATTGGTTAGAAAAAACTAAGGCTTTAATCAAAGGTTATGATAAATTATGGAACCATGTATTTGATGATGCCGGTATAAATATAAATCCGACTCCCGAATTTAATGTTGAGGAACGTATGAAACAGCCACATGTGTTCGAAACATCAGTATGGAAATGGGAAGAACGCTACCTAAAGCATTGATGCTATGCGTATAACGGCAGGACTAGTGGTAATTTATCGAGAGAGCATTCTCCTTGTACGACAATATTATGATACAAAAAATAATCATCTTTCCATACCAAAAGGTGAAGCTCTCAAAGGTGAGAATTTATTAAATGCAGCCATAAGAGAAACTGAGGAGGAAACGGGTGTCAAAGTGCCTATAGAGTATATCGATCCAGAACCTCATTTATTAAATATTAATAATGCAAAATTGCAAAGGCGAATAGTTTATTTTGTAGCAAAGTTTCCGAATGAAATTAATTTTCCGATTATTGAAATAAATGATAAGGATGAAATAAAATGGGCGGGACTCGTTGAACGCAAAAGTGCACTTTCTTGCATTCAGCGAACACAACTTACTGTGTTGTTTCATTTAGATGAAAGAAGAATTTATCAGCCAATCTTGGATAATTTACTTGAGTGTGGGTATATTACAAAGGCAAATCACCCCACTGTTGATTTGTTTTTATATAATTATACCGAAAAATGCAAGAAAGAAGAGTACTGGAATGATGTCACACTTTGGTGTCGTGGGCTTATTTTAAACGCTAATAATGAAATTAAATATCACCCTTTAAAAAAATTTTTTGAATATCAACAATTGTATCCGGAATTTTTGCCGTTAACTGACAATTATAAAATATATGAGAAAAAAGATGGTTTTTTAGGAATAATGTATTGGGTAAATGGGTTTCCATTTATTGCAACTAGAGATTCATTTATTTCATATCCTGCAATCAATGCAAATATACTACTTTATACCAAATACAATAATTTTCTTTCGCGTTTAAGCCCGAGTTATACTTATTTGTTTGAAATAGTGTATCCTAATGACTTCCTTATTATAGATTATGGAAAAACTGAAGATCTATTTCTTATTAGTGTGTATGATAATGAGCAAAACCAAGAAATTCCGCTTGAAAATGTGAATATACCTTTCCCCAGAGTACGAGCCTGCGGAAAGCCGTGAATGCCGTAAACCGCTACCTTTATAAAGGCGAGTATTGCTGGGCCACCCAGATTCTTCCAGTCTGCAATGTAAGACGGGACCTGAACGAGTTGAACAAGTTCGTGATGGACTGCCTGCGGGGTGTGAGTACCGGGAAACGGAGAGTCGGTGGTTTGGGATACGTTCCGGCGCGATGTGACGGTTGTATTGTCCGCGGTACGGGACGTAACGTCACGGCCAATCGTGGCAAGATGCCCCGTGTCGAGGGTTATCTTTCCATAGGTTGTATGCAGAATGCCCTGCGTACCAGCCGAGCGGTCTACAATACGCTGGCCGCTTCACTGTAAGTGATGCCGAGCACACGGCTTGTGGATGGAGGACAGGATTTCAATGTTACAGGTTCTCCAGCCAGATCAGTCCGTTGATTCACCGGTTTACCCACCGGTGAATCTTCTCCGGATCTGGCTCGCTCCTGTAAATATCGGAATAGTAAAGCAATGTGCCGCCTGTCTGACATCCTGACACTGGAACACATCAGCCGGCCCCGAGGAATAGCATTCAGTTACCCGCGCACAATATCCATCTATCGGAGTCTTGAAGGATGCGACCCCCATCCTTCAGACTCCTCCAAGATGGAGGTTCGCGGGATTCATCAAACGGATAAAGCTATGTGTCGGCTATTATGAGGGTCTGAACCCAGCACGGGGTAATGGTTCAAGGGACACAAATTCACTACAATGGGAATACAGTGCACGCCAGTGCGGCGCTGAACTCTCTATCGAGCACTCTGCCCCGCGTGGCGTGCTCATTATTCCCAATGTACATCGCTTTGATTAAAGTCATGTGCCACAGTCATGAGAATCATATATATATATATATACATACGGAAGCCCGGCATGGGGCACGCGGATTCGGGATCAGAGGTTCAAGTGCGCAGCTCTGCAACACTTCGGGAGCCGTATGTCATCTCCAGCCAATAGCTGGTTATGACATCCGGAGCCCGAAGTCACAAGCTGCCCATATCGAGTTTATAAAGGGATGTGCCGCTCTGAGCAGGATTCGCAAGACGGTAGCGCAGCCGCCAATGTACAGGGGAGCCCGCTTCAATATACAGTTGGCTACTTGTATCCTGAACCCGGTGAACACCCGGTTCAGGATACAAGCATACTGTATTTATCAGATTGATAAAGTGATGCGCCAGGGGTTCGAGTGCAAGTAATTTTTGATGAAAGAAAACAATGGAGAACATTTATCAACAAGTAGTTCAAGCTGTCGAGAACGGCGCAAAATTCAGTGTGGATTTTCGTTCACGGAGCCTGCGACTGAATGGCCGCTCTGTCATTCGTGAGGGAAACTATGAAGGAAGTCTGGGGGTAGAACCTTGTACGGAGAAAGAGTTCCTGTCTCAAATCGAGGAGCGGTATCTTCGGTACAAGCATTCCGTGCCCTCGGAACGTAGTGCAAGTCGGTCCCGCAACTATTTTCTGGCTCTTCCCGAAAAGGACCTGGACGACGAGGACATGCTTTACGGAGAACGCCGGGACAAGGCACAGATCGAGCTGGAACTGTACATTCTCTGCCAGTTGCTCAACGGGTTCAGGTGGAACGCTGAAACCATGGGCAAATGGTTCTGGCAAAGCACCCGGGACAAGGACCTGGTGTTGCTTCGACAGTGGATAGACATTGAAAACAATTAATCATTAAAAAGAAGGAAATGACAAAGAAGAAGAAAGAAAACATTATGACCTGCCCACGTTGTGGTGCAGACCTCAATGGTGCGGAAAATCCTGCCCGTTTGCCGAAAACGGCGAAGGAAAGAATTGAGGCTCTCCGCCTGGTCGGAGTGGATGTCAGCCACCTGTTCGCCATGCAGGGTGCCAACGGCGGGGATTACGTCGCCTCCAATCAGGATGGCAAATTGACCATACTCGATGACAACGATCCGATCTTCTCGTATATCACCAGTCAGGGAGACGTGCCCAACCGCCGTCTGTTTCGTCGATGGGTAATGGCCCAGATGTTTCACATGCTTTCCTATGCGCCATACCGGGGGTTGTCTCCACTTGGGGTAACGGCCATGATTCATCGGCTGGGGTATGAATACCAGTGGAAGATGCTGTTGGATGAACTTCGTGCACAGATGAAGATGGAGAGTCGTGACCCGAACGGTTTTGCGGAACGCAACCGCTGGTTCAACAACGAGGTGGCTTCTGCGATGGCCCATCATTATATTGAACGGCTGAAAAAACATGTGGACAATCTCCAGGAACGAAAATGCAAGGGAATACCTTACAAGCGCATCCATGGTCGTGACATCTTCGTTTCGGACCTGGACCGCAAGGTGTACACGCCGTTAATCATCGCGGCCAACCTTATCAAATACGCTCAAAACGCCACACAACTATATAATGCAGTTCGTAAGTTCAATGCTCATCGTATCAGACTGAGCCATGATACGCCACAGAGCAAGACGTGGATGGATGCCTACAAAGGAGCCGGTGCGTACTTCACGATGCAGAATCTCATTCGCTTCCACGGTTGTCTGATTACTGACGACAAAGGAAGACGTCTGAACAAAAACCAGTCGCTGGACTTCATTATCCTCAAGGCAACCCTTTACAAGGATGAAGGGTGGCGAATGCTGGCTGTCTTGAAGAAGATGCTCCGAGACAACGACATCGACATCAAGAAGAAAATGGCTGAATGGCGTAAAAGGTAAAAGTAACCTGGCAGGTATGATGTGAGGGACCGGTATATTCAGGTGTTCCTCCTTTAAACGATGCTCATCTCTGTTAGCACAAGATGAGCATCCTTGTCGGAGGCTCCCGCATCAAAAGAATACAGTAATGCCCCGGGCTGGCAATCATATCAATATAAATTTAAATACAAACCCATGAATATGAATAAGAAAGAATTAAGACGCAGAGACTATTTGCTGTACAAGTTGCGCAAACGCGGAGTTCGTTGCCTGACGCGCTGTCGAACGATTTTCTTTCCGTACGGCAGCGACCCGATGACCGTGCCCCAGATTGTCAACCTGGTCCGGGAATACAATTTCGCGGTGCAGTTTGAAATCCGTTGACCGAGAATAAGACCAAGTGAAATAACAAAAGATGAAGCGATATGAACGAAGAAGCAACCCCCGGCGATATTGCCACCCTGCACCGGCCTTACATGGGTTATCGCCGCATTGAACTGGTAGAGAAACTTCAATACACCTGGCTGGCCCGCATCTGCGGAAGCGGAAAGGAAATCGAGGTTCAGGAAGATGAATTTGAACTGGACTAAATACGAAACGACATGCAGAACACGAGTAATGATTCTTTAATACCTGCTTATATCGCCTATGCTGTCATCATACTGACTGCCGAGCATCTAGGGTGCGAGGTGGAGATGAGTGCCACGGCCAGGGAGGTCTGGGAGACCAAAGGATTGCCGGCTCCACCTTTGTTGGCTTTATATGAAAAAGCCGCACAAGACGCGAAGGCAGTTGTAGTGAAACAAGGGTTGGCAAAGACCGCCGACAGACTGGCCGAAGAATTTTACAGAACAGGGCGGTTTCCCGACTGCCTGCCAACAAACGATTAACGGACAGGAGGTATTATGAAAACAAGAACCTTTCAGGAGATTTATGATTTTTGCCGCACGGATTTGACTTACCAGGCCTATTTCCATATTCCCGACGAATTCAGTGTGAAGGATCGGAAGACTGCCCGGTATTATTTCGGCGCGTTCAGCGGAGGGCGGAGCCGTAAGGGAACCTTCATCTACACCCAGTCGATGCGGCAGCTTGAAAGGTTCCTGCGGGGAACGAAGCAGGATCACTACCTGCATGTGCATACGGAGACGTTCGAGATGGTCAACCGCCAGAAGTATGACGGCCCCGCAATCTACATCGTGACCCATATCCGGGAAGAAGGTGTGAGGATTGAGTTCTCGCACCCGTTTTACCGGACATTCCCGTACGAGAGAATCGCATTTACGGCACGCTCACACAGACCCTTCACGGTTGAAGGAATCATTGCCGAAGTCCGTGCATACATAGAAAGACATCTGCTGCTGGCGCCGGGAAGATATCGCGACCTGCAGTTGGAATACCAGATTCCCAAAGAGGAGTTTCCCGAATGGTACAGACAATATCGGAAGCAGGTTCACGAACAGGAAGAATATGCCCATTGGGAGATGGTGGACAGGTATCTCCACCAAAACGACATCACTTTCGAGGAGGGCTATCAGATGCTGGCCGCCTCGGGAATGTTCTACGACTTCAATTGTGACGAGTATGAGCGGGATGAGCTGACCGAAGAGTTCGTAAGGTCCTGTAATAAGAGCCACAGTGCCGTTCGGCAAAAAACAAACATCAACACCTAAAACCATTAACCAATGAACCTTTACGAGCAAATCAGCTACAAAGGACATCATATCAACGTCTACTACGATGAGGATGCCCTCGACCCCCGACAGGAATTCGACCATCTGGGGACACTGTATACAGCACATCGCCACTATCAGCCCGAAAAAGACTTTCATGCGAATTTCAAAATCAACAAGGTATTCGAGGGGCGAATTGGAGACTTCAGGGATTCGTTCTTGAAACAATATGTTGCTCTGCCAGTCTACCTCTATGAGCATGGTGGTGCAACCATCGCCACCTCTCCTTTCAGTTGCCCGTGGGATTCGGGCTTTTTTGGCATCATCGCCGTTTCTCTGGAAAGAATACGGAAGGAGTTTGGTTGGAAACACGTTACGAAAACTCGCCGGAAGCGGATTGAAGCATACCTGCAAGGGGAAATCGAAGAGCTTGATAATTATTACACCGGGTCGGTTTACGGCTACGAAATCACCCCGGAAGATGATGATACGGAGGTCGTAGACAGTTGCTGGGGATTCTATGGCGATGAAGCTATGAAAGAGATGGTAAAAGATTGCAAATCATATATTGACGGCATCAGCCATATGGTGGCATGACCGGACAGGGAGGAAACAAACAATGCATGAGGCAGAACAATACCTGCGCAACCCGCAGAACCCGCCGTCACTCCATGTGATAATCGGCGGCAAGAAAAGACGGTTGTTCATCAACCGAGACCAGGGGCAGATCGGAATCGTGGCCCCGAAGAAAAAAGTATGCGGCTATTCATTTGGCGCGTGGAATACCATTGAGAAGATATGCTATCCACGCCTGCCAAGATGTCCGGAAGAACAGAACCGACGTTTGGTCAGAAAGTACCAGCAGATGGCGGCCAGGGCAACTTTCTCAAGCCCTTACCAACGAAAGGTAATGAAGGCCGACCCTTCAAAAAGTCTGTATGAAAATGGAGTTACGACAGGCGTGACCATCGAAGGTCAGGTTATCTCACTTGCCGCGGTGGAAAAATGGTGTGGGCCTTATGTGGCAGACCAGTTCCGGGATGCAGTTCGAAGATGTAAAAGTTTTTATTCCTCTCGCTTTGATTTCAGGGGATATGATGGTTCTCTTTGGGTGGAACCCTGCAACAAGGCAGAAGAGGGTTATCGGGAAGGCGATTTGCGTGCCGGGTTCTGTAAGGAATACCGCAACTGTGGGAATGGGTACTACTATATTCTTATCGACGATGAACATTTCATCGGATATGACATTGACTAACTTAAATACACAGAGATAATGACTTACGACTATAACGAACAGGAAAAAACGCCTGTAAGCATCACTCTGGGGAATGGGGTGAGCGTGGAGGGTGAGTTGGTGGATCTGCGCATCACTCCCGAAACAATTCCCGCCGGAAAGAAGTGTTATCAGTTCCGGCATTCTGATGAGGATTGGGGAGATATTGCCTCCTTAAGAAACGGATGTGTGGCTGTCAACTTTTACGGCTCTCTGATTTGCGACCCGATTCCCTGTATGGAGCCGGCCGGTACGGAGCTTGACGTCATGGATTATTCATTTGACGAGCCATGAAAGAGTTGAAGGTAAGGTTACACCACATCGACCGAGGTCGGTGTATGGAGGTATGGGAAGTGTTGGTCGAAAAGGGAAAACCCAGACGCTTCCTGGCAAGAAACGACGGATTCACGCCACATGAATGGGGCGTGCTCGCTGATGCTCCCTATGGGTATTGTGAGATAGAGTGCTATTTAAGGGATGATGTCACGCTCATCATCTGCGACAGGAACTGGAACGAACTGTTCAGGGACGGTATGGACAAGGAGCGGTTTCCGAAAGGATTCCCTTCCTTGGATGAGGCGTGCAATGAGGCATGGAACGCCATCTCCTCCTCCCTCCCGAATGTGACACGACAGGGCTTCGGGGAGTGGATCACCAAACAGTCCAACACGCCTCTCTCGGAGACAGACCGCTTGAACTGGAGGGATTGCTGGCAAGAAACGGTTAAAGTTGAAATAATCAGCCGGTTTACATGGATTGGCGAAGAGTACGGAATCTTCCGGCTTCACCAACGCCACACCAAGTGCGACGCCACCTGGTACGAGTATTATGCCGGAAAGACTGCCCGGTACAAGCAGGAGGGATATGTGAGGTTCTTTGCCTATGAATACCGGGAACGTCATATACGGGAAGTCATACATTCGCTTGGGGCATATTGCGACAGAGTACATGCCGAAGCCGTGCAGACCCGCAATGGCGAGTACGGCCATGAGGTATCCTATTTTATGGGGCAGTTTCTGGGATACGACTTGTCTTTTGAGGCCGTCCGGGATGCCCAAGACTCTTTCATAAGAGGCGTTAATGCCGATTACAATGAGGCTTACGCCTACTATATGAAACTTAAAAACAACGAGACTTCAGTCCGGTGCCTGGACGCCGAACTGTATTTTATCAGAAAACAAATCGAAGAAGCAAAGGAGGAAAAGAAATGAGTTGGAACATGCATGTATGCTCGGTTTATGATATCCAATACGAATATCCGGGGATGATTGGATATGAGGCGCAGGACGCCTTATATCGGATTTTCGAGATGTTTGACGTAGAGACTTCTGCAGAAGATATCTACGATGAAGATTACGAGGTGGGACGCTCCGAATTGGTCGAATTGCGCCACCATATCGTCGAACAGGACGAAGAGTACCAGGAAAACGAGAAGGCGTTTCTTGAACAGCTCAAGAATGCCGGAATTGGCCGCGAGAAATTCATCACGGTACTTGACCGGCTGATCAACGACAGCGACCAGCGGAACTCGGAGGTGCATATCTCCTGGTTCTGAGAACCGTGCCAATAACAAAAACAATTGAAGTCAATATGAAACATGAACATCAGTCCAACACCAATATGGGGACCTGTTCCACAATACATTCTGAAGAATCTGTTGTCCGGCAGGCAAAGAATTATATGCCTAACTGCTACTTCCCGCAGTCATCCAATGCGGACGAGTGGAACAGGCTGGTAAATAGTGAATATGATCGTATAACCAAGTTGGTCATCCGTGAACGATGTGCCTCGTTGGACGAATCGTGTCCGCAGACATGCAGCCTTCGTCAGATGCTTGAACGGGCACGTCCCGTTTTGGAACAGGAAATCCGGCGGCGGATTCGCCGGGATGGATACCTGTTCCAACTAACCCTCATCCGTAAACAACTGACCAGCTCTATTCTTGATACCGTCAGACGGAACAAGGGATACATCGATACGTTTTACCTCAATGAGAACGAAGACAAGGAGTATGATGAATCGCCGATCGTGGTGTCTTACGACAGCTCTGCTTTCGCCAGATATGGGGGTTATGAGGCGGCGACCCTGTATGGGTTGTTCATGAAAGGAGGTGCGCTCTATTGCACGCTAAACGGCGAGTCCGGAGAAAACTTCTATCTGCCTATCGACGCAATCCAGATTGAAGGTCTTGTAGTAATTACCCATTGGCTGACCGAGTACGGTTTTCTGGTTCAGAATGACGAGGAGATTCTTGTCTGCGACGAGTGCGGCTCGCTCGACATCCAGCAGCTTGTATGGGTTGAACCCAATACACACGAATATATCGGTGCTACCGAGTACGACAAGGACGACAACTGGTGCGGTGAATGTGACGATCATTTGCATTTCACCTCGCTTCGGGAATTCAAGGAACGGATGCAAGCCTGGTGGGACAGTACGGATTTCAGGCAGATGGAACGTATTACCGGTTTCCGGGAGGCGGATTTCCCGGCAGAAGAAGGGAATCAGGCTTTTGTAGATGCCTGTGAATCCTGGTGGAACGAAAAAAGCTACGATGAGAAAAGAGCAATCTGGAAACAAAATCAAGATGGAATATGATCTATCAGTTATTGAATGACCTGAAAAGATATTGGAGCGACAAAGAATCCCTTGCCCCGGAAGAAAAAGAAATGTTGCAGCGTCTGACCAAGGCTCTTCCAGCGATGCTCTGCGAACAGAGTTGCGAACAACTGGCGCCCGGAGAGGTGCTGGTACGCATCTGCCCGGATACCCGGCGTCAGGTACTCGTCTGCCACAACGGAGACGGACAATGTGTATGTCTGCATAACGGTACGATAGAGGAAGATGCTGCGGACGTGGAACTCTGGCTGCAAACCGAGGGGCAAGAAGCGAACGGAAACAGGCGTGCCATGGAAGCGCTCGTGGATTTGGCCTATAATGCGGGGGCGGACGGACTTTGGGAAGAAAGGGACTCACGCGAGGTCGTGAATGAACTTATCGCCTGGGCGTTTGAGTTTGTTCATAAGACAACCGACACGGACTGGTATACTACGGACTACATCTCCGCCATCGACAATTTCTACGCCGCCAAGAAAGGAGAGATGTATAAAGAAAATGGAACGGAATGAAGCTCTGGAAATAATCCGCCGGGAAAGAGCCCCGAGAGATTACGAGCTGGAAAGTTTTGAGAATGATTTCTGGAATCGGCTCGAAGAGTTTAGCGACTCCACCGATTTGCTGGGCGCGTTTGACAATTGGCTTGGCGATGCGGATCTATATTACGAAAGGTTGCGGGCTGAGCTATACATGGAGTCTCGCGGCTTCCCTCATTATTATGATTGATAAGATTTGGAAACAGATAATTAAATTAACAGAAATGGTACAGGAATTATTTAATCAACTGCGTGACTATTTCAGTGCAAAGGAAAAACCCACGGAAGAAGAAGTTGATTTTCTCAAAAGGCTCTCTGATGGATATTTCCCCATCACTTCTGTGCATCGGGACGACTTGCAGGCAAAAGGGTTTGATGTTGACAAGATTACGGATGCCCAAATGGAAGAATTGGCTGACAAAATGGGCGATGACTATTGCGAACAGCTATTCTGGGATAGTATGGAAATCATTGCAGACAGCATGGGTCTGCCGAGGAAAGAAATCCTACGTTGCCCCAAATGTCAGTCAGAGACCGTGAAATACGATATAAACGACGGCCTTTATCATTGCGGTGACTGTAGCATGGTCTGGGACGATGGTCTCTTCGTAAAGACCGAATTTCCTGAAGATGCTTCCTGTTTCGAAGAGGAAGGAATCGGATTCCCTTGCTGGAACAGTGAGGACAACGGTGCCCGTTATGTTCCCGTATGGGAATATATCCGAAAGTTTGGAAAATCTCCCGATCCGGAAAAATGTTACCGGGCGATATGCTGGCCCGACTCTCAGGAATACATAGGAAACGAAGAGTGTGAGCTCATACAGGACGAGGAAGCGTTGGAGAAATTTGGTTCTTCTGCCTATTGGGTTCCGGCCCGCTACAAGAACGGTAAAGTATGATTGCACTGATTCCACTTTTCCAGGAGGAGATGAAACGGAAGGGGTTTTCATCATCCTACCTCCGGTTCTATTGTGATTCCAGCGGGTTTCCCCAGATCATTACGAACGAACCGGAGACACAACGAAAAATACAGCAATATTTTGAGGAACAAGAAATCAACCCGTGCGAACTCACCTATGAGGATGTCATTGAGGTGTCTTATGATTATGTGAGCACGAACGTACCGCCTCAATTGACCGACGAGGAAGACGGTGAACAGTGGTATGACGAGACTTACGACTTGTGGATTTCCAACATCGCACATTATGTGACATACTTTTGTTTCGAGGTATACATGCATGACCATAAAAATTGGGTAGACAGGTAAAAATGCATCCATTGCAGTTCGTGGGCTATTGAAAACTACTGGAAAAAAGATTATAAAATCAGACAATGAAATCTATCGGGCGACAAGTTTAGGCTTGCCGCCTTTTTTATTATTAACCATTTAACAATCAATCATTATGGCAAATGTAGCAACAGTAACTGCTCCCATGCAGTTCGATTTCAAGAACAACAACATTGAGACGATGAGTCTGGACACTCTTCGCCGGACGTACAAGGAAAACGACATTTACGGCAAGCCTCTCAAGGGATTGTACCACTATGAAGTCATCGAAAAGATGATGGACATCTGCGGCAAACACCAGTTGAACTACGAAGTGGAAGAGATCTTTGCCGCGCAGAACAAGAACAAGAACGAACCCGGCGTGGTGGTACTGCCGCAGGTGGAAGAAAAATTCTCACCCAATGCGGTTGAGGCTCATATCCTCCGACGTGTCTACACGACTATCCGTATCAAGGATTGGGAAACCGATGAACTGACCACCACGTTGGTTGTGGCTTTCCATCAGGACGGCATCCAGGCCGCCATCGGCCCTTGCGTAAAAATCTGCCACAACCAGTGTATTCTTTCCCCGGAACGTTGTGTGTCCAATTATGGCAAGAACAAGGTGACCACGGAAGAGTTGTTCGCCCGCGTGGATGAGTGGATGGCGAATTTCGAGACGCAGATGACCGAAGACCGCGACCGCATCCGCCGCCTGAAGGAAAAGGTGATGACACCGCTGGAACTCTACGCGGTCATTGGTCTGCTGACGGTTCTCCGTGTCTCCCACGACAGTGCCGACAAGCGCCTCTCCTCGAAGGTGGAGACTTACCCGTTGAATCAGGGGCAAATCTCCATGTTTACCGAAGATCTGCTGAAACTCGCCGAAGAGAAAACTCGAATTACCGCTTGGGACGTGTACAACGTAGCCACGGAACTTTACAAACCTGGAAAGACGGATTTCCCGGCCATGATTCCCCAAAACGGGGCCTTTGCCGAGTTGCTCCTTTCCGACAAACTTCCGCAGGCCTGATGACACGCATCAAGGGGCAACTGACGACAGCCGACTATCTGCCTTACAAGGAGTTCCTGCGTCTGCTGGATGCATTGGACAGAGACGGGGAATATCTTGGGGAGACCTATTGCTGGCTGTCGTTCTGTACGGCTTTCCGGGCTTCGGACGTCCGTACACTCAAATGGAAGGATGTGTTGGGGAAGAAAGAACTGGTAAGGATTGAGCAGAAAACACAAAAGAGCCGCAAGGTGAAATTCAATGCCGGTGTTGTGGAAAAGACGGCCGGGCTTTATGAAAAGCTCGGCCGGCCGGCCACCGACAGCTACATTTTTGCCAATCCGCGAACAGAGACCCCTTACTCGCTGGAACATATCAATCGCCAACTCAAGATTTATCGGGTCAAGTACCGAATTCCGGTACGAGCCTTCTCCACACATTCTTTCCGAAAAACATTCGGTCGTTATGTCTATGAGCTGATGGGCCGCTCGGCCGAATCATTGATACTGCTCAACCAGATATTCCGCCATACCAACCTGGAAACCACAAGGCGCTATATCGGCCTGGCACAGGAGGACATTGACAAAGTTTACATGTCCATAAAAATATAAAATCAATAGTCTGTCAATCGCAAACTCCGAGGGTGGACTATTCTTTACCAACAACAGCATAACTGATACTATTATGAGCCTATTTCAAATCGGCAAGGTGCTGCCGGACGGGAATGTCCGCCATATCAAGGCGTACCTCGAAAACACCATAGATGAGATTTCTCAAAAACTCCGAGTCTTTTATAGCCTGGACAGACGCGTTGACGCATTGCTTTCACTCGGAGATATCAATGTCCTGGGCCCTTCTCCTTTCGGCAAATGGGTAAGATCGGACACGGTACATTGCCGCTCCTTCATACGGGATGGGAACGGCGACAGAAACATATATTCTGCCCGAATTGCAGATAACGTGGAGACATTCGCACACATGGCCGACCATTGCCTGTTATACGACAACGGTATCTGGTATCTACTCACTAACGGTGAGTGTACCCGCCTCGAATGGTTTAACTTCTTTCCTGCGCATAAAGACATGAGAATGTTCTCAGTCTATGTGGAAGGAGGATACGGTCTTGAAAAAATTAACGTACCGAATTCCTGGTCGCAGCTCCAGGAATATGCCAACCAAGTTAAGTGGACTCTCTATGTGTTTCGTAAAGAAAGACTTGTGAAAATTATCCGCCCGTACAACTTAAAATCCTAAGGCCATGCAAAGCGATATCATCAGTGCCATCCGCACGCTTCCTGATTATTTGTTCACGCCCGAAATAGCACAGGCTGCCATTGAAAGCAACAACATCGACGCACTGAACTATATCCCCAGCAGATTTCTGACTATGGAAATGGTTGATAATCTGATAAGGAACAACATAAAGACCTGGAGTTCCTTCGATTTGGCAAGACTTCCGGTTGAGTGGCGGACACGGAAAATTTGCGAGTTCGCTTTCAAGAATGACGTTAACAACATAAAGGCTTTTCCTGAAAGCTTCATATCCAAGGAGATTGCCAAGAGAGCGGTGTCTTGCGGCAGCGGGCATTTTAATATTCTTTCTTACATTCCTGCATCATTATGGGATGCTGAACTTGCTTACATCGCGTTGAATAATAAGATAGTTTCCGGTAGTTACAAAGTTGATAACGAGGGGGATTATCGCAGGATGCAGATCGTATTAAAATACGTCCCAGAGAGCGTGAAAACCAGGTCTTTCTATCTGGGCATGTTCCGAGAATTGAAGGCTGAATGTAAAGTGTTGTCCAAGTTGATTCCACATAAGTACAAAAATAAAACGTACTACATGGAACTTGCCAAGCGCGATTTGTCGTTAGTGCCGGAACAATATATCTCTCACGAGGCATTATATTGCGCATTGCTGCTCTCAGAGTACCAGAACCCTTATGTATATCAAAGCGCAGCTTTCGAGCGTTATCTTCCTTTTTTGGATGATCGTTTGGCCGATTGTTTGGTCAAGAAGGCACCTTACATGTTTTTAGATTTACCACGACAATTCAAAACTCCTGAACGGCTGATTATCGCCATCGAAAACAGAGGAAGGTCAGACAACACGTATTTCAACGAAAGAGTCGAACAACAACTACTTACACCTGAAGTTTGCAAAGCTTTTATCCGAAGGAACTCGTCCTGCCCGAAGTTCCCTGACTGTGTGTGGACACAGGAGTTTGTCGACTACTGTATGGAACATGGAACGTCGTTCTATTGGTTCAGGCAGATGCCACAAAGATTTCAGACTTCCGCCAATACGCAGGCGGCATTCAACTATAGTACATTCAATGTCTATTCCTTTGCCAAACGCTTCATTACTCCGCAGATGGCAAAGCGTTGCTATAGGGACACATCCTATAAAGATGCAGTCCCAAAGCTCTACTTGGAAGAGTTCAAAAAGCAGACCGGGCTTCCCGAAGAATTTTATGGAGGTGAATGCAGTCTCCTTTCATTGAAGAATGCCAAAGTGGATTATTCATATTGTAAGATTGGCAATACTTATCTCGCCTTTTATACCCAGGATTGGGGCCGGACTGATAAACCCTATTTGATGATGACACGTGCCGAATCGAGATATTGTACTCCGGAAAAGGTGTTCGACGTTCCGGTTCTTACATTTCATCGTACATGGCTGGAGAAGATTGTCAGTGATAATGATCCGCAATTTGTCAAGCCGAAAGTGGACAGTTCACTCCGTGCCGTTCAGGCCTTGTGCTACTATGGCGTTGAAAAGATCAAGGATGTAAACCGCACCGAGATTTTCCGTAACACGTTTATGGGGCAGACGATTGGGTATTGTGCCCGCCGCAGGGATCTGACCTATCACTGTGATGAGTGTGAGAATCTTCTTGCAGGAATGAAATACAAGATTCGGGGTATGGCTGTCCCGACCATACTGGCAGACGAATGCGTCAAATACAGCGCCGATATGCTGCACCGGAAATTAGGCTTCTGCTATGCAGGAATGACTTCTTTCGCTACGGACTATGGGCTGGATATGGATAAGTCCTACAGCATCCGGGAAATGCGGCAGATAGTCAATGAGATTGGGTATAAACCTTCTTTAAGTTCATACAGAAAAGAATTGAAAAAACTGAATATTATATGAAGTATAAAGTAGCTATTGAAGAGACTTTCTGCAAGACCATCGAGGTGGAAGCGGAAAGCGCCGGCCTTGCAGTGTGCATTGTCGAGGACGAGTATAATGAAGGCAATCATAAGCCGAGCATGGATGATTTTACAGGTGTGGATATCGCACTTTCCACACAGGACGAGGAGGCAAAATGCGCCATGAACAATCCGGAGTTTGTTGATTTTGTTGAGTATTACTTTGAGAAAATGGGATGCGAAATCACCCTGGAAGACAAAATCAGAAATGCATTCGGAAGTATAGATAACGCCTTGTACGAGTTTAGGGAAGCATCAGGGCGCCATAAAGGGGACGAGGAAAAACATGTCTGCATGTTATATAAATGCGATGCTTGGCATTCATATAGTTCTATGGAGGCAATCGGAGCATTTTCCTCACAGGAGAAAGCAACTGAATATTTACGTCGTAACCAGATACGGTTCCGACTGAAAAACGAGGATTTGGATCAGTTCGAGGCTTTTGGTCAGACACAGGGCCGAGACGAGAATTATATTTGCTCGCAGGTGTCACTTGATTTGTTGCCCGAGGAGGAGGCCCCATCTGTTCACGATGACGCTTTTTATGATCAGGAGTTCACTTACGGGGACTCCAAATTGTCAAGACGTGATCTTGAGTCTCTCCCCGAGCCTTTCTGTACGGAGGATGTAACTGATGAGCAAATGCAGGAAATCATAACTCAGACGGATGTGGAAACACGAACTCGTTTGAAGCTGGATGACGAGGAACATATCGACTTCGAGAATGAACGCCACAATGAAGCCTGGTGGGAAGAATTGGAAGCTGCCGTGAACGGCCAGAATGTTCCGTACTATGAGGATTTGCTGGATGTGTATCACGGTACCCCTGACCCCGAAGTTGTATTTTTCACGAAAGGTGACCAGACTATCCACTTTACCGACGACCGTGCAGAGGCGGAAGAATACGCTTACGATGAGAAAAATGGCGGTATTGGGCCGAATGACCTTCCTGTGTTGATACATGCCCGAATCCACATGAAGCATCCGTATCTCATTACAGACCCACAGGAATGGGCGGAACTGATCGCCAACAATGAGGTTGATAAGAAGAAATACGAAGGATATGACGGACTCTGTTTCACAGACGAGGAAACGGAAGTCAGCTATTACATACTCTTCGATGCGCGAAACTGTAAAATCACGGAACGCGAGATTTTGGAATAATGTTCATCAAATGCCATAATGATGACCGACCGTCACGGCTCCCGTTAGCTGTGGCGGTCTTTTTATTTAAGTGGCGAGTTTCAAACACCCCCAATCATATCTCTCTATTCTTGAAAAAATCCGAATGATGAAAAAGCACATTACTTGGCAGGAAGTCAGCGACCTAAGTGTTGCCCTGCAAAATGAGATCATTTCACTGCTGAAAGAAAACAATCTCGATGAACTCGAACTGAAAATCGACGACGAAAGACCGGAAGATGCCACCTATGTTCTTGACTATAATGGGCATTTTGACTCATGGACGGAAAAGATGGTGACGCATGTCGGGCTGAGCGATGATGACCTCTATTTGAAGGTTTACGATAATATCGAGGGTGAAGAGTCTACGATTTACGCCAGCGAAATGAGCCTGGCGACAAGAAATCCCTGTTGGCTTGTAAGTATCCGCGACAATATGTTGACGGCATTGGAAGCAGACCGCACAGACAAGGAATACGCGGAGTTGAACGAGCGGCTGAATCAGGCAGAACAGGATATCCTTCAGTTCATGCTGGAACTGCTGAAAAAGAAAGGCCGTATTTCTCTTGACCTTTCGGGAGAGGAGGAACAGGATGACAACAACTTCCCAATCACGACCACTTTGTATGGACGCCACGATACGCCGCGAATCAAGTTAACGGATGTGTATCTGTCTGAAGTAGACCATCTGACTGCTGACGGAATAGATGCGGAGACCGGTGAGAAACGCGCTGGTTTCTATGTTCATGCCGAGCAGTATGCCGATGTGTTCCACTTCATTGGCCATTGTATATGATAGCAAACCCGAACGACTATGGCAACAAGAACGATATACCTGACCGTGCGTCTGGACTTGTCTAATCCGGACGTGGACGAAATCACGGACGACGACGTGGAAGAGATTGTCAGTGAGGTGGATTATGAATTCAGAAACTATGGGAACTATGAAATCGAATCGGAAATCTGCGGACAAAATGACGAGGGCGGTTTTTAGAAAATACCCTGATGGACAAATCATCGCCCTCTTCCCGGACATCCCTTGGTCCGAGGATGGTTCTGTAACTTCATACATGCATGTCGGGCAGCACGGCGCCGCGTACTATAAACAGGTGATTGACTCGACAACACCTGCCAGTGAGGAAGATTACAGTGCATTGCTCGCAGAACTGGAAACGATAGGTTATGACAACCTGCGTATTGTAAAAAGAAAGTGATCATATGGAACTGGACAGAGAAACACAAATCCGCATTTTGGAGGAACATTTCACCGGCTGTCTCAATTTCTGGAAGCATCAGGGCATGGATGAAAAAGCTGCAGAAGAAAGCGCCCTTCGGGAACTTCGCCAGGTAAAGAACAACCCGTTTTCCCCACGCCCGTGCCCTATGGATCCAGCAATCGTGGCGGAAGTTGCGGACAGAATTCAACAGGAAAAAGCAATGATGTGACATGATAACTTTTAAGAAAGGACAACGAGTGTGGTGGGACGATCCTGTCCACGAAAAATCCGGCGAGTACGATGTGCATGCCGTAGATTACGCTCAAAATATCGTGAAAATAGGGAACGGGGAAGAGACTGTCGAGTTGCCTTCGGAACAGTTGGAGATTACCTGTCCGGTATCGGAAGAAGACCGATTGCAGCTTGACAAACTGGAACAACATTATCACATGCTGGGAAAAGACGCGCTGGAGCTGATGCGGGAAATCGTCTCCTGTTTCGATGAGGGAAAGTTTTCAGTCGAGGGGTACTCCGTGCGGGGCTGCGACGAAGACCATAGCCCCTGCTGCGTTTGCGGCTTTGCAGTGGACAACGAGGAATTGTATGTCGAGCTGGAATATGAAAGCGGAGGTGTCCGTATGGTCCCGGCCCGGGATTTATATACCGAAGCACTCTTTGAGGCTTTCTGCAAACTGGTCGGAAAAATATAAAACATCTCTTAAAACAACTTCCAAGTGACGAACATGAAAGAGCTCTATATTAAAAATCTTTCTATCGAGATTACCCGGCGCTGCAACATGAGCTGTGCCCACTGTATGCGGGGAGACGCCGAGCATGTGGATATTCCTTTGAAACATATAAGCACCTTGCTGCGGCATGTCAGGCATATCCAACATTTCAATATCACGGGTGGTGAGCCGTCGCTTAACGTCCGAGCCATCCGCCATATACTCAACCGGGTACGTGCCTATGGCATTACGGTCAATAATTTCTATATCGTAACCAACGGCTCGGCCGCGTCCCGTTCCTCAGAATTCATAGAAGCCTGTGCTGCTTTGTACGAATACCAGGAGGAAAAGGAACAAGGGGCGTACTCCGGTCACATGCTCGAAATGAGCGACGACCGTTTCCACGATGCGAGGGAACATGCCGCCACCATCGCGGCGCTCTCGCCGTATCCGTTTTTTGGAGTTCGGGGGCAGGCCGAGCATGTTGCCCTTTTCCGGGAAGGCCGCAGCACGGAGGGAATTCCGAATCCCATTCATGAGATTTACCTTACGGAGGCAAACTGTGTCTATGGCGACCTCTATCTCAATGCCGAGGGCATGATCCTCTCAAATGGAGACCTGAGCTATGTCCGCCAGCGGGAACATGCCTTGTGTCCCTGCGGGAAACTGATGCAGTATCTCCGCATGACCTTGGAAAAACGTCAAAAAGAAAGATTGTACGAATAAACATTCAAAACCCCAAGACACATGATAAAAATAACCATGATTTTCGGTGAGGGCGCTGTGAGAAAATACGACGAGAGTAAAGAACTGCCTTCCCAAGAGTGGCTGCAGGATAATGGGGGCGTCGCGGACGAGAATGCGTTCAGAACCGAGGCCGAGTACAATGCCTACGTTGCCGGAGCGAACGCTGCCGCCGGATGGACGGACTACCGGATCATACGCCACAAGGACGAACCGGAAGATACGGACACTGCGCACGGGGAGGCCGTCTGGCTACGCCTCGGAGTTACCGTCCAAGGCAGCCGTGAGGAGATAGAAAAAATCCTGGAAGGCGATACGGAAACTCTTCGGGAACTGCTGGAAGCTGGACGTTATGAAATAAACGGAGAGACCTATATTCCGGGAACAGCCATCGAAGAGTACAACGCAAAATATCGGACCAACTTCGACGCAAAGGACATCGATTTTCACATCAGCATCTAAACAAAACATTCAATTACAATCATGATAAGAGCAGTAGTATTGCTTGGAGCAGAAACAGTGGAACTGTACGAGCGCACGGGGAAAATACCGGGAAACAACTTTGAAGAGTCCGGTGGCTATGTGACTGTCAGAGAGTTTGAAACCAAGGCCGAGTACGACGCTTATGTGGCCGGCATGGAGGATCATGATGGACATGGAGATTGGAGGATGATTACCGTTCAGGATGCTCCGGATTCACCCTTTCGTGAAGGGGACCTGGTCCGGCTTACCGATGATGCCGTGGAAACCATCCGCCTTGCCTGTGGGAACGAGGCTGCGGAATATCGCAGGCAAATGATACTTGAGGTTAAGGCGCTGGAATGGAATGAAAATGCATGCACGGCAAAGGTAATGGATATTCGTGAAGATGACGAGCAGGTGATTTCCGTCGCCTGCCTGCGACGGCTGACGGCCGATGACTTGCGAGAAAGACAGTAAACAGACAAACTAAAAGTAGGAATGATGGAGGATATATTGATTCTGGCGGACAGCGATCAGGAACTGATTGACCGCTATCTGGATAAAGAAAAGAATGCTCCTGACTATGCCCAACTGAAGGAACTGGAAGAAAAACAAGGCCGTGACTATGGGCAGACTGAGACCGCGTATGCGCAACTGAAAAGGAAATTGTTTCAAAGGGCGTTGAAAAATTTTGTCTCGCGTGTGTGCCAGGAACAGCGGGATTTATGCGAACAAGGGTTCTGGGAGGCGGAATGTGGCGATGAAGCGGAATTTATTTGCCAAGCGCCTATGCCGGATCTTGTGGCAGACATTGAAGAATATGAGAGAATGTGCCGATGGTGGCATGATCTGGACGATGACACACGAATTGATCTTGCCGCCGTCTTTGAGGGAGAATTTGGCTCCATTTACCATAATGAGGATGCGATGGAGACGCAAGATAAAATATGCAACTGCTGGATGGCACTTCCGCTCGAAACCAAACTGCGTATTTACCATTGCGTCACAGAAGACTAACCAGGTAAAAACATGCCATACAAAAGTGAAAAAATAATCATTCGGGGGTCACAATATGACCGGCGCCAGAAACTGACGCCAGAGCAGAAGTCGGAAATAGCTTTCCGATACGCCACAACCGGCATCAGCCAGCGCAAATTGGCCAAAGAGTATGGAGTCAGCAGGCGGCTGATTACCTTTATAGTAAACCCTGAAGAGGAGAATCGGAACAAACAACAACTTAAAATAAGAAAAGCCAAAGGCTTGTACAAGCCAGATAGAGCCAAGCTAACCAAGTCGGTTCGAGAATACAGACGGTATAAGCAGAAGCTTTTCTTGGAAGGAAAAATTCAACTAACAAACTCGCAATAATGAATATTCAAACTCTTACCAAGAATTACAAGGAACGCTTCGTGGCGTTCAACAAGCGTATCGAAGAAATCGGGACGGACCCGAAAAAGAAGGCCAAACTCGGCAAATCTCCCAACTTTCTAAAAGAGGTACTCAGACCTATTCTTGACGAGCTCCCGGACTTGTTGCCCGGCTATGGGTTCAAACCGACAACCGATACCTACGCCATGTATGGCGAATATTATCGTATCAAGGCCGGTATTACCTTGTTGGGGGGAATAACCATCAAAGAGGATTTCAATTTGGTGTTCACTCCACTGTTTCATGGACAACCGTGCGGCAAACAACATGACATCAATTCGATGGATGATCTGTTGGCCGCTCTGAAAGAACAACTTGAAAGAAGGGAGGTGGCCTGCAAAATATAAGTAGATATGAATGGAGCTTCGCAAATTATTGTATATTTGTACATCAATTGTCTGTATATGATTTACGGAGCTATTCCACCTATTTTGAACAGATTACAGGCATATCCTTTGTTTGGCTCTAAAACAGATATTATACATATATGAAGAAAGAAGAGAACATCCGTCTGTGTTATGGTCGTATGAAGGAAAGACACGGTTCCGAGGCTGTTGTCTTGTTCCATGTGGGAGACTTCTATGAGATGTATTTTGACGATGCCCAAACAGTTGCCCGGATCGCGGATGTGCCTCTGTTCACAATGACGACGGCGGGGATTCCGGCAGCGAGAATACCCGAAGCGTCTATGGAAGAATGTAGAAACCGGCTGCTGGATGCTGGATACAAAGTTTGTGTGTCTGAGGTCCGGGGCGCATCCGGTCGCCACGTTCTCAAGGTTCAATGAAAGAATTCAGGAAAAAGGCAGATGAATTTGTTTTCATTTCTTCTGCAATCGGGCCGTGGACTTGGCTTGTCACGGTCGTTATCATTGTCGCCATCTTCAAGTCCTGCTTCACACATGGGCCTGACCCCGTTAACGATAGCATTAACAAGTCTGCTGAAATTGTTGACCATGTCATGGTTCTCGACAGTACAAAGAACGGTTTTCGCGTAATTTATGCGACAGCAGAACCTGTCACAAACGAAAAATTTGTTGAAATAGCTACCCGGGGAGGAATAAGGGATGGCTTTGAAAGACTCAAGAAAGAGGCCCCCATTCATTTCGGTGGAAATTTGCTGAATGCCGATATCTGCGATTTTGCCTTGTACGCCTACCGCTTTCACATTGATGATGATATCATCATTCATAACATCTTTGTGGCTGGTAAGGAGAAGATGGATTTCTATGTGCGCCCGAACCCAAATTTGCCGGGATGTGCCACGTGGATGCATCACGGGACGGAACAAGGCAACCAATATCTGAATAGCAACGATATCAACTACTATATACCTAACGGCGGTCGGATTTACAGGTATTGGAAATGCCGCTTCCTTCTGCAATCGTCTGATACTGACGAGCGTTTCAGCCATTTTACGGAAGAAGAACGGCTGTATTGACTTGCGCAAATCTCTGTATATATACGCATAAAGCACTGAAAATTAGTGTTTAAAAGCTTTGTCGGTGTGACAAAATATTCATACTTTTGCTTTATTGCAGACTGATTAGAAATAAGATTGTCAATTGAAAGAAATAGTTTGAATATGACAAAGATTTAGCATGACCTCAGAAAAGTCGCAGATTAAGTTTGCGAAATCGGAGCGTACGGGAGAACTTATCGGCTTTGTTTCCCGGCATTCCAAAACACGTAAATTGATGGGAGTCCGTGAAGACTCAAGATTCGGCAAACAGATTTGTGTTCTTTCAGAAGACTTGAAAGGCAAAGTCGAGCCAAATGTTCTTTATTCTGTCGAACTGAAACCTATGCACAAGGCAAACGGGTATGTGGTCGTTGCCGCTACACCCGTATTGTTCCCGGCACAAGTAGAGACAGTAATCATTCCCAAGTCGCTGTATCAGGTGACTGTGACATTCGGCAACAAGAAAGTTTTTTTCGATCCGAAAGACGGGAAAAGTGCAATGAGCCGCACCATTGAAGGGGTGTTGTCCGTCTTACAAAGCAGAAAGGACATAAAAGACCAGGAAGGCGTAATTTCCGATTATCTCCATCAAGCGAAAGCTTTGGTGAGAAGATTGGAAGCTGACGGTTTTATTTATGTAGACAGCAGGAGGAACGGATGAAAGAACGTCCTACAATAGGTATCGCTACAGACGGTGCCCATTCTACAAAAGAGAGGTTGACGCGCTGCCGGGCCGTCGACCTCTTTTCAGAAAAAGAAATATTCCGTATAGCGGTAGGAAACTGGACAAACAACATCGGCGAGTTTCTTGGGATTGTAGAAGCAGTAAAATACATTCTGGCAAACCCAGACAGCCCTCGCACCATCTACTCAGACAGCATCACCGCTATAACATGGTACAGGAATATGAAAACTGCCTCTTCAAGGCGTTGTCCAGCGTTACTTAAGGCGGAAGTTTTCCTGAAGGCGGTATTCGCCAGAATCGACGATATTGAAGTGGTCTATTGGGACAACAAAAGATGGGGTGAAATTCCGGCGGATTTTGGTAATAAATAAATGAATTTGATTATGGCAAAATTAAAATCTGAATCACAAAAATACGTTGAGCTGAAGGAGGAAGATTATCTTCTGTTAGTTGAAAACACAATTAAAATGGAAGCCTTGAAGATTGCAGGTATCGAGAAGATGCCCATCTATAAAGCGATGGAGCATATTCTCCAACATCAGCACATCGACCTCATGGTTAAGCCGGTATCCAGGAGATATTCCTGA